GCAGGGTCCATACCGATGACGTATTTAGCACCATCAACCGGCTCTTCCCAGACCTTCAGCTCGATGTCATCGGCACTGTCAACGCCGGGCTTCAGCTCATACATTTTGAAATTGAAGAAGTCGCCATCGACCTCATAGCGATACGCCCGATACCGGACGCTTTCCTCTTCCAGTTTCTTCAAGTCTTGCGTGATGACGCGGGTCTGGAAGAATGAGTAGCCGGTCTGGACGAAAGCCTGCTCGGCAGTCCACGGCTGGTTCTGATCCAGCAGTGCGGCTTCGGCCCCCGCCGATTCTGTTTTCCATCTGATCCACGCCAACTGTTCAGCCGTGATTTTGTGGTGATAATTTTGCCGGACGTAATCAATGATCTCCTGCTCTTCAGAGTCAGGCGGATGCAAACCGTGTTGCAAGAAGCGCGGGTCTTTACGGGGGATCACATTGGTATCACCAGCCCACCAACCAACAAAAAATGCCCGTGCCGATAGCGGATCATTCAACCCGTCGATGTAGCGTGACCGCCAGTGGTTAAAACCTTTTGCCGTGCTTTCATAAATGAACAGCCGGTTTGGGTTGGTCTGTGCAAAACCTTCTTCCAAAGATTTCAGACCTTCCGCAGAGCCGTAAGACGCGACTTCGGTCAGATGGCCAAACGCATAGCCGACGCCTTCACCCCACGATGTGCCTTTGTCTTTCACGCCGGCCACAAGCAAATCCAAACGAGAGCCATTCGAGAACAACAGCATTTGCCGGTTGTTCTTTACAATCTTGAACGTGTCGCCGAAGTAGCCGTCTGGAAAAGACTCCACATATTTCTGCAACAATTGTCTATTGGCTTCGCGGTTCTTTTCCGTGTCCGTCACCAAGCAACCAATCAGATTTGGATGCAGTGCCAACCAGAACACATCAATAGCCAGCGACACCGTGGTCACGCCAAGCTGACGCGATTTTAGGCAATAGAACTTGTGGATGCCGTTGTCCAAGCCCGTGCCGACTTCCTTGATGAAGCGACGCTGCGACTCCCACATCTCCAGCGGCGTGCCGCGCTCATCCTGCGACACCGCCTCTTTCGAGGTGATGCGGATGTCACTGACAAACGCATCAAACAGCTTCACCCACTTTGCTGACTTCAACGCCATTGCACAAATCCAGTATTACCAAACGGGGTCATCGGTGCCACCGAAACATCTTCCGGTGGTGTCCATTCAAAGTTATGTTCATCCAATATGTTTACGGCTTTTTGCAACGTCACATTGGTTTGCACGCTGACCTCTGCCTGACGAAACCGGTCTTTTGCCTGCGCCAGCAAAACCGGGCCAAGTCGATTGGTCTTGCCCTTACGCGCCGTAAATTTCTTTGACAGACGTTCGAGCTTTGCGCCTTCAAGCTGGTGCTGTTTAATCATTTCTTCAGTTGCCTTAATCCGCGCTTCAATTGTCCGCATGGCATCACCAAGCACATCAAAGTTTTCGAGCTTCAGCCCGCGACGGGCAATCTCCTGCATGACAGCATTGATTGCACCGGTCGCAATCGACAGAGCTTGGTTCAGCTCTTGGTCGATGGACGAGCCGCCGGTTTCGCCGGTGCGGTCATACCGATCCCGCTTCTCGTCATCGGACAGGCACTCGTATGCAAGGGTCAGCTCCGTAAACTTTTCGGAACTACCCCCCGCATCGGGATGCTCTGTCTTTGCCTTCTTGCGATAGGCTTTCTTGATGTCTGCGGACGTTGCATCTTTGTCAACGCCCAGCACATCATACAGTTCATCGGCCATTGTTCAGTCCGTTGCGTTCACGCCAACTGCCGAGCATCTGGTGGTCGCCTTCTGTCAGATCGAGATCGGCATAAGTCACCGGAGCTTCCTGCACGGGAGCCTGCTGCGGCAGCTCGACTTCATTTAACGGAACCAATTGCAAATTGATTGCCAGATCAAACACTGCCGCAAAGTCCTGCACGGTTTCGACCGTGATGGCCCGTTCAGCCCAGTCGGAGATTACGATTTCACAGCGACGGACGAGTTCTTGAATGTTTGTCATTTGCAGTCTCCTGATCCAAACCCTTAGCAATCAAATCCCGTGCCGCCTGAGTGTAGGACACCTCGATGGTGTAGGCGTAGCTCTTCAATTTATCCAGCAGCTCCGCCGACACCGGCACTGTCACCTTCTCGCGTTTGGCGTCCGGTTTCTTCACATACACTCTCGGCATCATCCACCTCAATCACGGTATAGCGCTGTGAGGCGCGAAAACAAACTGTCATTCTGCTCACACCATTCCGGCGTGATGTCTTTTACAGTGTCTCGGAAGTAAGTCTCAAAGATATGCACCGAGAACGAGTTCTTCACTTTCTTCTGCGCCTCATCAGCCAGAACTGGGTCAAACATCCAGTTCTTATCCAAACCCAACGGGCAAAACAAACCGGCATCAACGGCCATCGCAAGGAAACTGTTTTCTTTCCACAACTCAAACGGCGTGACCACGCCGCCTTGCGCCCATGTCGTTGATTGCAACGCTTCCGGCATCTTGTCCAACCACAACTTGATAAACGGAGCTTCCGGCTCCGCCATCATCAAGGCGTTGCACATCGAGGCTTCACCGGGTTCGAACCCGATAATAAAGTCGTGCCCCGCAATGTGCAGAACATCCAGCGGGTGCAACACCAACATATCGGTGTCCAGATAGATGCCGCCTTCGCGTTGCAATATCTCAAGCCGCGTCACATCCGATTGCAACTGCGGCCATTCGATATTCACATTGCGATAGACACCATCCATAGGCGTGTAAACAACATCGACCATTTCCTTTATCTTGTCCCACCACTTGCTTGGTGCGGGGTCTTTGTTGATCCAGAACTTAACCTTGTCGGGCTTTTGAACAGCGATGGCCATCTTCACAGCCATGTAGTTCACATACGACAACGGTCTGGTCCGCGGCCAAACAGGATATATGAAATGGACGACGTTAGGGATCATTTCTTTTTCTTCTTTGACGGGTGGGCAAAAGCACCCAAGTTCGACAACCGGTTGTAAGTCGGTTTCGCCATTGGTGTCGAAGGAACAACAGACTTCATCGTGTTCGGTGCTGCCGCCATTGGTGTCTTGGGTGCTTTAGCCATATCGCTTACGCCTTTTTCTTTGCGTCTTTCATGGCCTTTGCTTCCTGCAAGGCTTTGAGACCAGCCATCTTCGAGGGCTTGGTTTCCTTGGAGGCAGCCTTCATTTTATCGGTAACGGCTTTCTTTTTAAGCATCGTTCTCTCCTGAGTTGCGACGGCGACGACGGGGTTCCGGCGACGGTTCGTCAGAGAATAGACTTTGCGGTGCGGCAAGAGGTGCGTCCGCAACGGGAGTTTCTTCCACAACGGGTTCGGGCGCAACCGGTATTGGTTCGACAGCGGTAGGGTTGCGATACTTTGCCAAGGTCTTCAACATGACCGCCCCGACAATGCCGACGGCGGCACGATATGCCGAGATCGAGTCTTTGGTGCGGTGTTGGATCGGGATGTCCCAAGCCTTCATGGCCGCCGCGTCGTGCAAGTCCTGAGCAAGCTGCTCGATATACGTTTCAAAATCTTTAGACATACGTCCTCCTAATTTCATGCCATCGTATCAGATGCTAGTTGACAGGTAAAGCACCGCCCACGGGGAACAGCGTTGATACCGCATCCACGATTATATGGATACGATCCGTGTCACCGCCATTATCCGCCGTGTGCAATGCCTTGTGGTTGAACCACCATGCAGACCCGACCGGCCAATGCACGCTCTCACCGCCAGTGGTGTTCGTGCATTGCAAGTTTGTCGACAGCACAATGTGGAAGCGGCTGAAGTGATCCGCGTAACGGCCTTCGTCGCTATGCTCTTTCACATGCCCGCCCGGCTTCAGCTTGACGATCAAGATGCGGCCCATCTCCTGCATGTCAACAGCTCCCGCGACGGCGTTAAGCAGGGGCGCAATTTCGTCCCTCACTGCCAAACTTGCGGGATAATTGTAGCTCCCGAGATCGTTGAAATACTTTTCGGCAGTAAAGGCCTCAGGGCCGCGGACGAATATACACTCTGTGTCCCCGTGCGCAGAGCCGGGGTAATCCTGCCGAAGAGTGATCTCTTTCCATAGCTCTGGCATGGCTTCCAGTTTGTCGAGCAAGGGCCGGACATCCAGTCCGGCGAGCAATTCTACGTTGTGTTTCATTGCAACGATCCTGTGTTTGCAAGGGGTATCAGACAAGCTGTCTCATGTTTTGCCTGTCAGCGCAATCTAAAAGGACAGGTTGTCCTAAATTTATTTCATTTTTTGGGGGGCGGGCGAAGTGAGGCGCAGAAGATTTCTTTTCCAAATCCCAAAAATTTTTAAAAAAATTGAAAAATCTCTCGATTTTTCAATAGGTTAGTCTGGCTCGGGTTCGGAGGCCGGAGGGAGGCCGGAGAGCCCGAGCACCGAGCCTCGAGGAGCCTCCGAGGGAGCCCGAGGCTCCGGCTCGAGGGCTCCCGCTCTCCGATTTTTCCGGCCTCGACGGCTCGACGGCTCGACGGCTCCGGCCTCCGGCTCGGAGCTCCGGCTCGACGGCTCGGAGGGCTCGAGCTCCGGCTCGAGGGCTCCGGCTCCGGCTCCGGCCTCGGAGGCTCCGAGGGCTCGGAGGGCTCCGGCTCCGGCTCCGGCCTCCGAGGGCTCGGAGGCTCCGAGGGCTCGAGCTCCGGCTCGGAGGGCTCGAGCTCCGGCTCGACGGCTCTCCAGCTCGACGGCTCGACGGCTCTCCGGCTCGACGGCTCTCCGGCTCGACGGCTCTCCGGCTCGACGGCTCTCCGGCTCGACGGCTCGACGGCTCTCCGGCTCGAGGGCTCGAGAGCCGGAAAGACTAAAAATTTTTTTGTGAAAAATTTTTAGAGACAAGCTCCCGCTCGGGCGCGCTCACTCATGCCATGCGCCGGAGCCGGAGCCGGAGCCGGAGCCGGAGCCGGAGCCGGAGCCGGAGCGAGGGCTCGGAAGCTCGGAGGCTGGAGCCGGAGGCCGGAGCTTATGCGGAGAGCTCGGAGGCCGGAGCTCGGAGGCTGGAGCTCGAGAGGCTTGTCGCTCGATAGCTTTGAGCTTTCGGATTGCATTGCCTCTCTGCCCGAGCCGGAGCGTATTCTCTCGCCTGTTTTGATAAGCTCGAAAGCTCCGCTTGAGCTCCGGCTCGAGCTCCGCAAAGATCGAGAGGAGCTCCGAGCGATAGGCTTTGTATGTGGCGAAATGCGCTCGCATGATACAGCGGAGCTCATCATTCGAGCTCGGGAGGGCTTTGCAATCGGTCATCCAATAATGACAGATAAGCCTCGAAAGCATCCCGAACCCTGCAGCCGAAAGAGCGAGAGCCCTCGGATTGTCAATTAACAAATGGAGCGGAAAGGGAGCGAGCTTGCGTCTCATGCTCGAAAACTAGAGAAGCTGGAGCGTATGACGCAAGTTTACAAATCGTTAAGCTCTGACCTATAGTGTGCTTTCGGGCTCATATGAGCTCGAGGCTTAACCTTTTGTAAACATGAGAACCGGAGAAAACAGATGTTTTATGTGATCAATTCCACGACTGGTATCGGAACCGATGAGGCTGGTTATCCCGCGCAATCGCTCATCAAATATTATGAGAGCGGAGAGGAG